TTACTGTTCGCCTTGATGAATGTGGTTCCGCGGATCTGTATGTCACCCGCGAAATCTTGAATGTTCGTCGACATATAGTATTATAGGCTAAATTTATTGTAGCTTAAGGACGAGGGACTCCTTTCACCCAGTGAACGATGAAGATTTTCTTTATGTGCACCCACTGTAATCAAGGGACTGGGTACGCTCGTGTCGCGAATAAACTCGTGAACCACCTGGCGTCCCTTCCTGGTGTTGAAGTTGTCTACTATGCCTTCCAGAACTATAAGGGTCAAGACATTAAGGATCGTTTCATCGACCCTAGGATTCGATTCCTGGATGCACTCGAACTCGATCCATCGGCTGAGGGTGGGTTCGGAGACGCTGCGATCCTCCCGAGTATCATCAAGGAGAAACCAGATGTCCTGTTCCACTATAACGATATGAATGTCGTCAGGGATATCATGCGCCTCATCCCCCCTGAGCACATGCCCCCAAAGAAGTACCTTTACCTGGACATTGTCTACCCCTGGCAAAACATCGACACCTTCAAGCTCCTTAAGGAGTATAATTTTGACCACATCTGGACATTCCTGGATTGTTGGACAGACCATATGGTCAATGACCTGAAGTTTGATCCCTCGAAGGTGAGTACGATGGTCCATGGTATCGATTTCGATCGTTTCGTTGATATCCCCAAAGAGGAGGCGAAAGTTTCGCGTGGTTTCAAACCAGATGACTTTTTGGTAGTGAATATGAACCGCAACTCTGGGCGTAAAGTGTGGGAAACCACCATCAAAGCGTTCCTGGAACTCCTGGAGCGCGAGAATATGAATCCCCGTATCAAACTCTTCTGTGGTGGTTTATCGTTCCACAAAGATGGTGTTGACATCGGAATGACTGTGAGGTCTGAGTGTTTGCGTAGAGGTATGGATGCGGACAAGGTTTGTTTTCATCATGTCTTCATTAATCCTAAACCCCTTCACTTGACAGACGCCGAAGTAAATGAGATGTACAATGCTGGTGATGTCGGTATTAGCACAACGCGAGGAGAAGGTTTTGGTCTAACTCCAGTGGAGCATATGTACCTCAACCGCCCACAAGTTGTCACAGGTATCCCAGCCCTCAAAGAGACTATGGGTCCCTATGCCCATTTCGTGGAGCCAAAGTTGTGGGTTCGCATCGGACAAACTGAACCCCACGATGGAGAGACAGCTCTATGTGATTACAGGGACTTCGCAGATCATCTCCAACACTGTTTCAAAAACCCTGATGAGCTCCCTAACGCTCGAGAGTATCTAAGGGAAAAGTATTCATGGGAACATCTGTATAAAGCTTTGGATAAAGTGTTTAACAAGGATGGACAAATTCGTGTTGGAGATTCCTAATTTCATACCACGAGATATATGCGAAACGATCGTCGAGGGATTTGAAAATGACAACAGAAAGGTTGAAGGTTCTTTTACGTACCCCGTGGGTGACCAACTTGTCACGCGCAAAAAAAATAATTTTGAATTGGCATCTACAACCCTTGAAGGGTGGGAAGATGTGAATGCATTATTCCTTAACTACACAGCTAAGGCATATGAAAAGTATGTAAACCACCTTTAACGACTATGGAGATCCGAGGTACCCTGTGTATGATAGAGAACTCTTTCAAAAACACATCATTTGTACAGCGTTTAGGGGAGGGGGACATATACGATTGGCATCATGATGGTGATGTACTCAAACCGTATTTCATTCAAATTATTTTCTACTTAAACACACTTCAAGAAAATCAGGGAGGTTGTACTGAATTTATTGACGGTAGAAAGGTGAGACCCGAAGTGGGTAAAGTTTTGATGTATCCATGTTCGTGGACATTCCCCCATAAAGGTGGTGAGGTACAGGATGGATACAAATACATCTGTACGACTACGATTAGTATCCAAAATTTATGACATGTTGATCAAAGTCAAATTGAACATTGGACACGCCACCTGAGGAAACATCCGAAGTGTACTCCATGAACACATGACAGTTCCCAGAGTTTGTCAAAGCACCTGAGGGTGTGATCATGATTCGATTCGGTGCCACCAACACATTTGAACTCCAAGGTGTTGATGAAGCATCTCCGAAAATATTTTTCGTACCAACCTTGATATTTTTAGTGGGTACCGTCCCATTTCGACCACCACCAGCCATTTCGAGAACGAGGGTACTCACTTCATCTGTGTCATCCACGAGTTGTGCAGTCATTTTGGAGTAGAAGACATTTGAGGTGAAGTACACATTGATTTCTGGAGCAGTTCCACCAGATGTCACGATGTTCGAGAAACTATAGGTCTTCTTTGTGACTCCACCTATGTTTGTGATGAGACCCCCCGTGACATAAGCTCTTTCACCGACATATACATCCTTTGCGATACCGACACCACCAGCTGCCTTGAGAGCACCCGTAGTCGATGATGTCGCCTCCGTCGTGTCGGTTAGGGTCACTACACCATCGAGATCGGCTGTAGAACCAAAGAGTGCTCCAGAGATGCCCACACCACCTGTGACTACAAGGGCACCATCAGTTTTACCCGTAGCGGCTGTGGCGTTTGTTACAGAAGTCACACCATCAAAAGTGGCTGCGGCACCGAAGGTGGCACCGGAGATGCCCACACCACCTGTGACTACAAGGGCACCATCAGTCTTACCTGTGGCGGCTGTAGCGTTTGTAACCGATGTCACACCATCAAAAGTGGCCGCAGCACCGAAGGTGGCACCTGAGATGCCCACACCACCTGTGACTACAAGGGCACCGTCCGTCTTACCTGTGGCGGCAGTGGCGTTTGTAACCGAAGTCACACCATCAAAAGTGGCTGCGGCACCGAAGGTGGCACCTGAGATGCCCACACCCCCTGTAACTACGAGGGCACCATCCGTCTTACCTGTGGCTGCAGTGGCGTTTGTAACCGATGTCACACCATCAAAAGTGGCTGCGGCACCGAAGGTGGCACCTGAGATGCCCACACCACCTGCGACTGTCAGGGCACCAGTGGTTTTGTTAGTAGCTGCCGTAGTATCAGTGACATCGATACTATCAGCCTCCACATCTTCGAGGTTTGCGTGTGTAGCATGGATGTCCCCAGTTACACCTAGACCACCCCCCAAAATGAGGGAACCGGTTGTCTTAGAGGTGGCATTTGTCGCGTTTGTGAGGGTCACCGCGCCATCTGTAGCCATTCTAAGTCTGGGGTTTGTATTCAAACTACTCGAACTGTTCGCGATCGTCAATAGGCTCTCACTCCTATCAAGACCCATAGCGAATGCCGCTCCACCCGAAGCGTTCCATGTCATGAAGGCATCACCACCATCACTGGCGACTTCGAGATTTACGATGGCATCGTTGGTCGAAGATCCCGCTGCACTCTTCATGTAAATACCATTCGTCGTCTCACCCGTACCACTCACGAGAATATGAACAGGTGCCGATGCCGCATTCGTACCCACACCCACGTGAGAACCTGCATATACATTCGTCGAGTGAATGTTGGAGACTACACCGAGACCACCTGAAACGACGAGGGCGCCTGTGGTGGTTGAAGCTGCGTCTGTGGTATCTTGCACCCTCGCATCACCATTTACATCCAGGGTTGTGGTAGGGGAAGCCTCGTTTATACCGACCCTCGAAGCACTCACATCTACGAAAAGGTTGGAGGCACCACCGACTGTGAGATCACCACCAACTGTTGTAGCACCCGTGACGTCGAGGGTTTCTAGAACGTCTAAATTGTGACGAACTTGTGCGTTTCCGTACAAGTCTATGAGCATGAGATGTGTTTCATCTTCGTAGTGAAGAATGTGTTGGTCTGTAAACGTGTTTTGTGTGTAGCTAATCGAGAAACGATGTTCATCCGCGTGATAAATGAGTGCAACGTTGGCGTATTCAAGGGGGTCACCTTCTTGGTGTTCAATCATGAAACCACTATCCAACCCCGAAGCTGAATTGTTCGCGGCGACACCGAAAATGCGATCCGAGATGGTCACGGATTCGGAGTTGAGAATGGTCGTGTTACCACTCAATGTGAGATTACCTAAAAATTCAGCTTCGGCGGCGGACACGACATATGTACCTCCGGGTGTGAAATAGATGGGCGACTTTTCAAGATACCCGTCAAGACCTACCATAGGAACATGTTTGTTCGTACTATCAATGAGACCGGCTACTGAGATGTTTGATCCTACTTGAAGATTTGAAGTAGTCACGAGACCCGTCGTAGCATTTGTAAACTGCACAACATTGGAAGATGTGTTTCCAGTATCGGTGACTTGTTGAAGGGTTTGGAGTTGGGTAAGGAGGTTCGTAGGTAAAATCTTCTTGAGATCGTTGTTTGCGTCATTGACATACACATAGTTGATATCTCCTTCATCAGCAACTATGGGAGCATTAGGAATATCATTGGAACGACCCACACCAGTGACGGATACAATGCCAGTCGATGGGTGTCCCTTTACGACCAAACCAATATTTTGGATGAGATCCCCAGAACCATAGGGTTTGACATTTGAGAGTTCACCAGCGGTAACATTACTGACATATACAGTTTCACCTGTTTGAAAATTGTCAGTGTTGATTCCATCAGCGCGACCAAAGGTGACGATGAGACCCTGATCGTTGAGAGCAAAGTCTTGATACGCGAGACCGAGGGCGGGCATAGTTGTACTTGAGTTAGATTGGGCTTTACGAATAGAGAATGTGTTGTTGCCGACCGTTCCGGTGGCATACACAGCATCACCTTTACTGATTGTTTCTTCAGCCTTTGCATAGAGGAACGTATGGTTCTGTAATTGGTTTGTCCAGTTAGAACCATCATATACGAGCATATCTTCATTTGCGAGTGCCTTACCTCCTATGACAACATTCGCCAACTGGTTCAGCTTCACCTCGACATTTGCAGTGAGATCGGTGATGAGGGCTGTTGTTGGGTGGTTAAGGGTGAGAGTACCATCAGTGGTTGTGTTTGAAGTCACGTAAGCGTTCCCAACGACATGAAGATTTGAAGTTGGGTTTTTAGTTTCAATTCCAACTCTCTTGTTCACAGAATCCACATGGAAAGTATCGGTATCAACAGTCAAGTTAGAGGACACATAAACATTACCAACCACGTGAAGGTTAGCATTAGGGTTCTTGGTCTCTATTCCAACTCGTTTGTTCACTGAATCTACATGAAAGGTGTCTGTATCAACGGTCAAGTTAGAGGACACATAAACATTACCAACCACGTGAAGGTTAGCATTAGGGTTCTTGGTCTCTATTCCAACTCGTTTGTTCACTGAATCTACATGAAAGGTGTCTGTATCAACGGTCAAGTTAGAGGACACATAAACATTACCAACCACGTGAAGCTCAGCATCTGGACTTTTAGTCTTGATACCAACTTTGTTTCCAGTCGCATCCACGTGGAAGGTGTCAGTGTCTACAGTGAGATCTGAGCTCACATACACGTTACCAACGACATGAAGGTTAGCTTGGGGGTTTACAGTCCCAAGTCCTATGGACTTGCCCCCAGCATCGACATGGAGAGTATCAGTGTCCACGCTCAGGTTCGAAGACACATAGACATTCCCAACGACATGGAGTTCAGCATCTGGACTTTTAGTCTTGATACCAACTTTACTACCAGATGCATCTACGTGGAGGGTGTCCGTATCCACTGTAAGATCAGAGCTCACGTACACATTTCCAACCACATGAAGATTTGCTTGGGGGTTTACAGTCCCAAGTCCTATGGACTTGCCCCCAGCATCAACATGAAGGGTATCTGTGTCAACAGTTAAGTTCGAGCTCACATACACATTCCCAACAACGTGGAGATTGGCATTGGGAACCACTGTCCCAAGTCCTATAGACTTGTTCCTAACGTCCACATGTAAAGTACCAGTATCCACTGTGAGATCACCACTCATACTCGTATTGCCAGTCACGACGAGAATGTTTGAACCAAATTCATCGACATATAGGTTTGAACCGATATCGAGGGTGTGCATTGGGTCAGTGTTTAAAATACCAACATTGGCTTCTGTGTAGAGGCGACCATACACGTGCACATTGATGTCTTCACTTGTCAAAGGTGTGATGACATTACTATCCGCACTACTTTCAGTGAAACCCATGACAATTTCTTTAGAACTTTCCAAAAACCCTACAGTCACATTCGACTGTGGACGTGTCATGATAAGACCTAGGTCGAGTGTCGTATCCCCGGATGTATTATTTTGACCCAATTCGATGATGGCATCCTTAATTTTAAGGTTTTCGGTGACGATTGAGGTGACACCGCCATTAACGGTGAGGTTACCATCCAAAAGAACACCACCAGAAACAACGAGAACATTCGAACCTGTATCATCTATATACACATTCGAACCCACACTCAATGTATGATCGGGCAAGATATTCGAGACACCCACCTTTCCAGTTGTCACAATACCTGTAGTAGGACTTGTAAACCTTGTAGTAAGTGTAGTCGTATTACCGCGTTCAGTTGTAGCTTGTAAAGTTTGACCACCAACAAGATTTGAAGCACTTTCACCTGATTCGGATATTTCACCCGTTACACGATTATACATCATAAGGACGATGTTAGTATCCGTGAAATCATCCCTGAAACGAACGGGAGACATATAGATACTTCCACTGTTAGGTGTGGTCACCAGTGTATTACTGGCGTTAATAATAATGGTATTTTCAGCCTGAACATCGGAGTCTGGGACATTCTTACCGAACCTAATTTTGGTTGAACGTTCCACCGTCGGTAAGTTCTTGACCATTTAATATAGTTGGGCATTTTAATTTGCATACAAAAGTCCAGCCATGCCATTCTCGATACGGAGGATATTGTAGTTGACTGCGTATATAGGGTCGTTAATTGGTAAGGTCTCACTCATGATCTTAGCTGAATCAAGACGACTGAAGTTTAGAGTTCCAGTGGGTTGGAGAGAACTCGTTGAGAGACAGAAGCAATACAAGAAGAAATCGGGGGAAGTCACAAAATTTGTGTGATAGTAGTTCATCACATCGATGAAATGAGGTTTACCCCACCTGTAATTGCTCACATCGAGACCATTGATGTTTAGTTTCACCTTGTTGGTGGGGGATGTCAGGGCTCCATCTGTGGTTGTATCCGAAGATGCGAGATACTTGATGGGATGGTTGAAATGTAAATCTTGAGTTGTGGCTCGAGAAGGTAGATTCTTTTGAACTTGGGTGATGAGAAGGTCATGTCTGCGTGTGGCAATGTTTCCACGCTCTTCGTTATCCAAATAGTAATAGTTGGCAAAGCAATCGACGTTATAACTAGAGGCTGCTGTCGCCCAATGAATGCGAATTTCGACATTGTGGTAGTTGAGTGCTACAAGGGGGAGTGCACATTGGGGTCCTTCACAAAAGAAGAAGCGGAGGGGATAAAAATACGAGCGAGCGCTCACACCTGGGTGTGTACCTAACGCACTTTTGGAGACGTTCTGGGCGAATGTGTCGATGGCGATTTTCTCAGTGAAAATCGCATCTTGACTATCGACGAGGGAACCACCGATGTAGAGTTCCACTTTATCAATAATGGTGTCCCATCGTTGAATGTCGAGGGCTTGGGTACTATCATCGAGAGTGAAATAAACGTAGCCGAGAAGATCTCCAGATCGTTCAAATTGAACACTGGACATCGAATTGTTTTTCACAGGTCCATGGATGACTTGTTTTTCGATGGACTGTGAAAAATTAGCATGCCGTTTGAAGGTTGAGCTAAAGAAAGAAATTTCAGGGTCACCAGTGATGTATTCATCCTGGGCCCCGATGGCGATCAATTGCACAACACCAGCGGACATGGTATACTACTTTAAAGGGAGAAAATTACAGATTGGGTTTTCTACACACGAAACGAATTACGAGAAAGTTTTTATCATTAGCACCTGTACGAGCGATCGTGATACCATCTTGGTTACGAATAGTCACGTTGAAACGATCGATACTACGAATAGGATCGATGTATTGTGTGACTACGGGGTATTCGTCCTTGAAGGTCACAAAGTTGTCTTCATTCTTTACGAGACTCGCGAAGGAGTTTCTAAGCATACTGAGGGAAGCCTGCCCTTCATACACGTTAGAGGTGCGATCACCAAAAATAGAGTCGAGTTGTTCGATGGAAACATAACAATGTTCGGTAGCGGTGGTTGTGTTGATGCGAGCGGCGAGAAGTCTAGCCTGAACAACATTCTTCAGTGGCTGACTGAGAAAGCAAGTAAAGGTGTTGGAACTATCCTGTCCGATGGTATCAATTGTGATGGTGTGGTACTCATAGTTGAGATCGGGGATCGTCTCCGTGGGCGAAGTAATGAGAGCCATTTATAGTTAGCTTAGATTAAAGATCCACCGATTCCGTCCTCAATCGCGTAGCTGGCGTGGTCGGCGACGAGTTTCTGGGCACCACAGAGACCACCAGGGGTAAGACCCAAGGTGTAAGCGTCATCCTCCTTACCGGAACCTGGGGTGCAATCGAGGCCTGGCTTGAGATCAAAGATCGACGCTTCGGAAACCGCCTTGATCTTGATTGGCCTGGGTTGGTACGCGCTGACGTTGCGGGTGAGAGCGAGAGCGACAATCAACAGGATCATCACAATGATAGAAGTGATCGCGTTGCGGTTGGCTTGATTCAACTTGAACATTTATTATAGGTATACATTTTTTTAAAGTGCGTTAAAGATATTTTTTTTAGTTTCTACATAGAGAGTAGATGGACGAAGAAATTATTCTCGACCGAGGAAATACCACTGTGATGAAATTGGATGCTGACGAACAGGCGCTCATGGATGAGATTGAGATTTCAGTGCCTCGCCCTAAAGCTGTTCCTCGTCCAGTACACAGACAACCACCTCCACCTCAAATGAATCATCAAGAGGCTATGGATGCCTTTGTGAATCCCAATAAACAATCGGCTCCTGCCCAGCCTCAGCAGGATGAGGAGATTGACTATGGTGAAAATGATCAAACTTTCTTTGATGATGAACCCATGGGTGGTCCAGAATCTCAAGAAGAGCAACCTTCGAAGGGGTACACTTCTGTGGATGAAGAAAAGTCTGATCTTCTCAACAAACTTGGGCGTCTCGAAAAGAAGGGGTTCGCTGTGAACAAGAGACTCAATGCCTATTCCAACATAGATGAACTTAGATCCGAGGTGAAGCGTATCACCTATAGCATAGATGTGGAGCAGTCGGTACGCTTTTCGAGGCGAATGTTGATTGCGTGTGTCACCGGTCTCGAGTTCCTTAACAAGCGGTACAATCCCTTTGAGATCCAGCTTGAAGGTTGGTCTGAGTCCGTGATGGAGAATGTTGATGACTATGATGGTGTTTTCGAGGAGCTCTATGTGAAGTATCGCTCGAAGGTCAGCGTCGCTCCAGAGGTGAAGCTCATCATGATGTTGGGTGGTTCGGCGATGATGTTCCACCTCACGAACAGTATGTTCAAGTCGGTGATGCCCAATATGAACGATGTCATCAAGCAGAACCCCGATCTCGTGAAGAATATGATGGCCGCCGTTCAGAACACGACACGGTCCCCGGGTGGTCCCGCCGCCGACGCCCCCGTGGGTGGCACGAACAATGGTCAATACGAGATGCAGGGCCCCGGTGTAGACATTTCGAGCCTCATGGGTGGCATCATGATGCCCCCTCCCCCACCAATGAACACGACCATGACTGCTCCCGCCAATGAGAGTGTCGCTGATGAGGATGATGTTTCGGACATCATTTCCATCTCAGGAGATTCCACGGGTGGTGAAGTTAAGGAGGTGAATGTCAGCGGATCCACGAAGACCAAGCGGACTCGTCGAAAGAAGAAGACGGAAATTAATCTCTAAATATATATAAATGATAGCGTATTGTCCGCTGGAGGAACTGGAACCTCCCGCTCGACAGCAGAAGGCCGTCGAGGAACCTGTGGTTGAAAAGGTTGAACCCCAGGTTGGTCTCGAAGAAACCGAGATGAATTACGTCATCATGGCTTTCATTGCCGGCGTGATTGTTCTCGCCGTCTCTGATTCCATCAGGGCGTAAATGAACTATGTCTACCGCGAGGTACTCCCTCGTAGTAAATTTAGTATGTGTAGGTTTTGAGTAATTCGGAATCACCGTTAAATCGGATCGTTGTCAGACCCCCACCAATGGATGACAAAAGTTCGACGTGTATGTCGTATGCGAATTCTTGTATCGACGCCGCACCATCAGCTGGTACAACACTAATTGTATTCGCCGTCGTTGTCACCGTAGGGCTCCAAGGATAAGAGTTTGTTCCACCGAAAAGGTTTTTCGTGCCTATGGCGATGTTTTCACCAGATTCTGTTCCGTCACTCGTACCTCCATGAAGTTCGAGAATTAGGGTACTTATGTTGGATACCGTAGAAGTTTCCCGAAGCATCATCACGAGTTTAGCATAGAATGCGTTATTGTTGAATGTTAATGTGATATCCTTAGCTTGACTTGTCGTGAGTGTAAATGCATTTGAATATTTCTTGTCCGCCACACCATCTGAGTTTGTGATGACACCACCATTCACATGAAGTTCTGTGTTCGCCGAAGCACCATCAAGACCGATGGCGACCTGATTACCGAGATCAATCGCACCTTGTACCGTAAGGTTATTCCTCACCGTTAGGTTACTTTTTATCGTCGTTTCAGTTGAACTGGGTTCTATGTACACATTACCCAGGGTATCCCCATAAATATTAGAAACGCCACCAGTGGTCTTGAACTCCATGATGGCATTACTCGAGGAGTCCTCCACCCGCGCCACACCATCATATATGTGGAATTGGGTCATTGGGTTCACCGTGCCTATACCAACATTACTCGTATGAACAATGTGAAGTCCGTCAGCCTCAACGCTATTGTCGGTCGCACCAATTGTGATACCCGAAGTTGTGTAGGTCGAGTTCCTAAAACCTCTCACGTAGCCACCGTAGTTATCGGTTGTGTAGAGGAGCATACCAGTCTTCTTGTTTGTACCGGGACTCTCAAGTTTGAGTAAGTCCAGATCGGTCGTTATGGGGTCATAAAGATGAATGTTAGAGCTTGGAGACTCTGTACCTATCCCGAGACGACCAACTTCATCGAAACGAGCAAACTCTACTTCCGGATCTGAACCAACCTTGTGAGTAAATGTAAGAGGTCGTTTGGCACCACCATCAGAAATGTTACGAATGATGTTGACAGATGGAGTATCCGATGTCGTTAAGAATGCCAGACCTGTAATGATGAACGAACCACCAGCGGCGAATTCAATATCACCATTAACTTTGAGCTTTGTCGCTGCACTACTTACCGTGTCATCGGTGCCACCAACGACAACGACACCACTCGGAGCAATAGACATTGCGAGGTTTGTATCTACTACGCTGTCAGGGTCGACGACAACGTTGGAAGATGTGTAGGTTTTGAAAAGATGTTGCGGTGCGAGGTAGTAGATGCGATCAGGACCTTCTTGTGCGTCACCACCACCATCGTTACCCTTGAAAATGAGAAGCTCAGTCTTTTTGAAAGTTGGGTCATACACTCGTTCCTGTAAGTAGCAGTTACCAAAGATGTCATTCTGCAAACCACCAAACGTTATTTTTTCTCCAACAACGACATTTCCATTCACCTCCAATTTTCCACGAGGTGCATCTGTGCCTATACCAATATTACGCGACGTACCACTTATATACAAAGCGGTCGAACCCGGTTCAGAAACCTTTTGGTAATTTTCAGTGATTCTGAAGTCACCAGATCCAGATGCACCAACTGACCACCCAGTCAAAGCTGTATCATTATCACTTTGAATATAAGACGTGAATGCATTACCTTCTGCAAGATTAGTCTGCATCGCCACGATGGCATCTCCAGATGGAGCTTCGTGATTGTGTACTAGGATACCATTTTCTGTTGGATTACCGACACCTGTACAGAATACTTCGAGGTGTGCAGCGGGTTGTGTGGTACCGATACCAACACGGCTATCGGCACGTAGGGTTAAAACCTCAGTTTCGTCGGTATACCGGTCATCGGACAAAAATATATCAAGTTTTGACTTAGATTTCCCCACAGTGTTATCATATTTACCCATTTTGAAAACAGCTCTCACACCATCTCGATCAGAGTTACCTTCGCGAGAGAGTTGCATAATATCTACAATGTCTAGTGTCGCACCAGCGATTGCTTGCGTGTTGGATACAACGAGGGGTACTCCCGCAGTATCATAGCTGTTATCATATTGGATTGGATCATTTATGAAAACCGTACCACCAGAAGTATGGAAACGACCTTGGGGTGTCGCGGTGCCCACACCAACATTACTGGATTCGAGGATGGTCAACTTCGCCGCTCCCATCACATTCGAGGTGCTCGCGTAAAAGCTAAGACCCTTCCCACTTTTGACGATGTTCTCCACTTTATTCTCACCAGTGACAGGATTGGAATAGATACGCATCGATGTATTCCCACTGATTCCATTCCAGATGTTTCCATACACTGTGGCATTACTCCCCAATACGTGAACATTTCCAGAGACGGTCAATGTCTCGGTCGGTACAGTTGTCGCTATACCAACTTTTCCGTTAGATGCAATACGCATACGCTCAGCGTTTTTTGTTTTGAATCGAATGTTTTGGTTAGAACTCGAAGTGCTCGCGCCATACACCTCGATGGAGCTTACATTGGAAGCAGTTGGACCGGATTTAAGAGTGAGTACATTTGATGTACTGTCTCCACCATATCTATCTGCATGAACTGTGACACTCGACGCCGATGAAACGACATCCGTCACGAGATTTGTTGTTGCCACATTTCCTAAAACTGTGAGAACATTCTCTGCATCTATGTTTGCAAAAATACTGGCACCTATCGAGAGTGTATCCTTGGGTGACGTGTTCGATATACCTGATGGCGCTGTACCCGTCGTTCGTATGGCACCCATTTGAACATTACTATTGATGATCACAGGTACTTCAGCTCCGGGGTTCATCGTGAGCAAACTACCAACTTGTAAACCCCCAGGACCCACAAGAAGACGTTGTGTGTAGAGATTGCCACTCGAGTGGAATACATTTGACCCGGTATCTTCGAGGTAAACATTCGATCCCACATCGATGGTGTGTACGGGATTTGTATTCGAAAACCCAACATTTCCATCGGTGTACAACTGACCAAACACGTGGAGGTTTATGGTGTTAGAGTCAAAGGTGATCGTTGTATCCTCTGGTCCAATAAAGGATCGTGTCAACACAAATTCATTCTCAGACATATCGTAGCCGAAGACGAGATTCGCTTCATTGGTATCTTCACTCATGATGAGTGCTGTATCGAACGTACCCGCACCATTGTTTTTACCCATAAGAATCACTGGATCCTGGACAACAAGATTCTGTACGGTTTGGTAAATCGTCGTATCAGTGACAAAAACATTACCAAAGACATTCATATCACCGTATAATTTAAACTTGCCATTCTCGACTATCACGTCACCATTTTTGAAAACAGCGACATTCGATCCAACATTTGTGGATGTACCAACTGAAAGTTTTGTATTTACATTCACATTGGTTGCTACCATATCACCACTCACTGTCAAGACATTCGACCCAATACTATCCACCTTAAATTTCTGGTTAGTGGTTTGTAAGATGTTTGAGGCGATCACATTTGTCGTGGCTAAATTACCACGAACAGTCATCAAGTTTGTAGCATTTCTGTTAATCACGACATTGCTGGTACCAACCTGAAAATCGTTCACAGGGATTGCGCCTACACCGATTTGTGTACTTGTCAAACGAACGACATTACTGAGCCCAGTCACCTTAAAATCCGTTTGATTGGCTGTAATCTTCCCGGGTACAGTGAGAATCTTAGTTTCAACGCTATTCGAAGCAGTAAGATCATCGACATCGATCTCAGAAGTGATGATACTTCTGACCGATGTCAAAACATCCTGTTCTACTGGGTCTGCATCAAGACTCGACACGAAAATTTGGTCGAAACGAACTGTTCTACCCATATACTTTAGTTACCGAATAAAATTCCAGCTAAACCATCCTTGATCCTGAGAACGTTGTAGTTCACTGCGTATATGAAAATGGCTTGATTTGAAGGTCGATTGAGACCCTTCTCTACACCACGTAAAATGAGTTTCGCATTGTCGAGACGACTGAAGTTACACGAACCAGAGGGGTTGTACTCAGAAGCATTCAAGCAGAAGTGGTACCCAAAGTAGCGTGTATAAAGAAGTACTTCAGTTTCGGGAACATATTCACTGGTACCGTAGGAGGACTTGAAATAGTTTTGGACAGTATGGAAATAAAGTGGGGACATATTCTCGAGTAGAGGTGTACCATTGATTTGGATATCAGCGTTTAAGAATGTAAAACGATCATTCGCGAAATCATCACTGAGAGCACCAAATCCCCAAAAGAGAGACTTGACTGGGTGATTAAAGCTCGAAATATCTATGACATTGTAGCCACCACCCTGGGTGTTGTCTACTACGGTCGTGAGTTCACTTTCAATCTTCTGCGTTTGTGTGATGATAAAATCTATACTCCGTTTCGTGAGTGATTCACGCTCATCCTTATCCAAGTAAATGTAGTTTCCATAAACCTTAGCCTGTTTATCTATTTCCTGTATGGATGCAGTGTTTGCTTCATCAAAGTTGATTCTCAATTCGACTTGATGGTTTTGGAGAGCGACGAGGGGTAAGAATGCCTTGTGATCACAGAAAAAGAAATGAAGTGGTAAGAACGCTGGATTTGCAGTCGAAGTCTTGTTATTGAGTTCTTGAGACTTGTTCCAGGTATCCGCCATATAGTTTGGCCAGATGTCACTGTAGTAGTCGTAATGTTGAGAATCAACCTTTTGACCACCGATAAAGAGATCTATGGTGGAGTTGTAAAAAAGGTTTGAAGAGATGTTGGCTGTCCTAGACGTCGCTTCAAACCACAACCCATTAATGACATCACCCAACACAGGGATCGTTATGGAAGTATCCGTGGAACTGATGGTTTTGATAAATTTAGGAGCTTGTGAAAAGTTTGTATGCCGAGCAAACTTCATACGGAAAAAAGAATGTCCCTCTTCACTTGTGAGGTACAGATCTTGAACACCTTTAGACACGAGCTGTATTAATGCACCAGACATTTAATAGATGTTCAGATTATAAAAACAGACACTTTCCCTGAGGGAACTCACTCTTTTTTTCATCCATAGACTTCCCATGAATCTTAAACCCACCTTGTC